AGTATCGCATGGCGTCAAATCATACGAAATCAAATTCAGTCCCTTTACACTTGCAATATCTTGCGTCTTGCTTAAACAGGTATGCCCTGCAAAAGGCTCCCATGCAACAGATGGAATTGTTGTATTGGAAAGAACCATTTCCGCGAATTTTTCAAAGAAAGTGGGATTGGATTCTCCTTTGTTCAAATCATATCCTCCGGTATCTTTTAATACCAGAGCCTTACGCCTTAATTCAATATAGTTTGAAAAATTCATAAACACCTATTCTCTCACATGTACCTACGTCAGAAGTTTGACATCTTTCAAAAGACTCATAAATCCCCATTCAATGAATTTTTGATAAAGCGATTGCTCGTCTTTGTAGTCACAATAGGGTGTCGGCAATTGTTTGACATCATCCATCTTCTTTAAAGATCGGGCAAGATGAAAACGAGGAATACTCGCAAGCAATGTCTGTTCTTTCTTAGAAAGTTTTGCTTTTATAGTTACCTTCTCCTGTATCGCCGTAATAATATTCTCAAAACATCCGTACTGCCTTATGTAATCTCCCGAAGTTTTCGGTCCCCATCCTTCGATTCCGAAAATATTATCTGAGGAAGGACCAGTTTCTCCGACAAAGGCACCGTAATCTACATATAAGGACGCCGGAAAGGCAAATTCCATCTGAAATCTTTCTGCTGTCCAAATCTCGTCTTTCATCGCATCGTATACGGAAATGGATGGACTTATTCCTAAAACCTGCATAAAGTCTTTGTCGGAAGATACAACCACCGCTTCGCCGTTATGCTGTTGAACATACTTGCAATAGGTAAAAATAAGGTCGTCTCCCTCAAAGCCCTTTTTAAAAACCTGAAAACAACGAATAAAAGGGAGTAGTTCTTCTTTGAGTTGATCCATCTGGGTAAAAAGAGATTCTCTCTCTTCCTGCTTTTTAGAATTTTCTTCCTCTTTTGATTTCTCTCTGGATTCTTTATATGATTCAGGAACAATGCCCGATTTTACGCCTTCGATTGATTCAGCCTTACGACGAGCATATCCTCCATCCCATGCGATAACCATAAAATGCTCAGGATATTGCTTGCGAAGCCGTATCAACTGTTGCATAAAACCGAATAAAACTCCCGAGCATCTTCCTTTATATTGCAATTCTTGATGCGTATGAAAAACACGATGACTCATGTTGTTCGCATCAATCAGAAGAAGTTTAGGTCCATCACTCATGTATTTCCATCCTAAAAATATTAGATTCAAAAAAATTAAAGACGAGAGAGGTTTTTTGCTCTCTCGTCTTGTCTCGACCTAGTTTTTAAACATCCTGAACTTCTGCCCCTTCAGGCTCCTGAGCCTCATCAGGTACGTCTATCTCTTCAGGTGTAAGCTTGGCGTTGTTGACCGTCTCCATGTCCTCACCGATCTCCGGAACCGTACCAGCCGATTTAGCAGCCATTACAGCATCCTCAATCATCTTGGCGAATACCGCATCAGAACGCATCTTATCCAATACCTCTTTTCTGCCACAACCGATCTGTTCTGTCCCCATATTAAACCAAGCTCCTCTCTTGGCAATGACTTTCATTTCGATAGCCATATCCAGAATAGAAGCCATCCGGTCAATACCGTATCCGAACGAAATGCAAAATTCCGCTTCTTTGAACGGAGCAGAGCATTTGTTCTTTCGGATACTTACCTTGTTTTTAGTACAAACCACAACCTGATCGTCCTTCGGACCTTCTTTGACTTTTCCGATAGATGAAATAAAGGCTCTAATGGAATCGTAATACGGAAGAGCCTTACCAGCAGGCGTAGTTGTCTGTTCACCCCATGCCATACCTCCTATTTTGGAGCGAAGCTGGTTAGTCCAGAAAACAGTTACGTTATTTTTCCCGCACTCCGCCACCAATTGCCTCAAAGCCTGAGACATCAAACGGGCTTGCTCGCCGACATGGGCATCTCCAAGATCACCTTCTCTTTCTGCCTTAGTCGTTAATCCTGCAACCGAATCGACCACGATACATTTAATACCTTGCTGTACAAGAAGCTTGAGAATATTCAGGGCTTGTTCGCCTCCATCCGGCTGATGAACAATCAGGTATTTTGTATCCACACCGATCCTTTGCGCGTAGAACTCCGAGAAGGTAAACTCGGAATCGATTAGAGCACAATCTTCTCCGGGATATTTTTTCTGGAATTCTTTGATCGCATGAAGTGCAAGACTGCTTTTACCTCCTCCCTCTGGACCGAATATTTCGATAAATCTTCCACGCGGCCAGCCTCCTCCCAATGCCTCATCCAAACCCATATCTCCAGACGGGAAACGTTCTACCTCAACTCCTTCTCTTGAGCCCAACCAAGTTACCGCATCATGCTTCTCTCCTCCGAACGCGGACTTATTGATATTGGCGCAAATCGCGGCAATTCTTGCAGCGCGAGCGTCCAAAACAGAAACCGAATCTTTGTCTTTCTTAGCCATATAAATCTCCTGAATTCTTCTTAAAAAATGAAAGGGAGAGACGATTAGTGGACCAACCGTTCTCCCCTTTTGTGCTTCTTACTTTGCTGAAGTTTTGTCAGAGCACGCTTGTTTGAACTGACACTCCTTACACTCTGAACTTGTCGAGTCAAACGTCCCGAAACACACATATTCCTCTGGAGTAATGTTGACCGTATTTGTTTCGGAAGGATTGCTTTTGGAAAAAACTTTCCCGGTTAGCGGCTCAATCAGTTTTTTTTTGAGCCCGCAGAATCAAGCAGACCGTCATCCTCTTCTGCCCCGATTGCCTCGTCGATGACTTCCTCTTCAGCGGGTGTCTTTACGACATTAGTTTTTCCCAAACGAGAAAGAACAGAAGCGTTTTTTTCCGAAGGTTTAGGAGAAACCTCAGAAACCTCCGACACAGCCTCTTCGATTGCGGAATCGACTTCGGGAGCAGATTCGAGAGGAATATCGATCAATTTCCGCAAATCCTCGTGCATCGCATCGAGAATCTTATCCGGATCGGTTTGTTTACCGCAACGAGCTTTAAGATCGTTGAGTTTCAACTTTCTCTCTTCTTCCGTGAACGGAGTAACCTTCAGGGAAACGCCTGAAATCACCGCACGGGCAGAATACGTTGTCCGTTTACCTCCCGAATCGCGGATAACTTCAATATCTATGCCCTTATCCGGATCGCCGATATCGTATCCGACCTGCTTGAAGATTCCGAAGATATCGTTAGTAGCTTCTGGTCCGACGGAAGCGATCTTATAGCCAAGAACTTGCACATCTTTCCCGTCTTTCTCCTCGATGACATAAGGATCATCCCTATCGATGATGTTCCACTTGTTTGTCACGCTTTGACGAGAAGATGATCGAAGAGCTTCAAAAAACTTCTTTTCCTCGTCTGTCGGAGGGTTTGACTTGTCAGACAAAACCGCACGGGCTACCGCATTAAGCTTGCAAATCGGGCAAGTCTTTGTCTTTGTCGGTTTCTCCAGATTAATATCCCAATCGGGGCAATTCACGACTTTAGGAATTTTGTCATCTCCCTCAAAAGCGGAATTCTGACACAATCCACGATCCTTGCGCTTAGGATTAGGCGAGATGAAATGTGTTCGAACCTCCACAAAATCTCCCGACAAACGGATGATATTCGATCCATCTTTCCATGTGTGATAAATACCCTTCTGCCTGTTTCCAGATCCTCCCTGCGGACGATCTGCTGCCTGTTTTGCCAATCTTGCCAATACTGTTGCACTCATTTTTGTTTTCCTCGTTGTTTGTTAAGTTCCCGTGAACTTTTTATGAACTTTTCATAAACTTTTTTGCATAGTTTTCCATGTATGGATTAACTTCGCAATTTTCTTTCATTAATTAATGCCCGAACCTCGCGAATTCTCTCACTGGAAAGCATCTTGCCTTCAGGTGTTTTTCCTTCGAATGATCCGGGTTTTCCGTTACCACCATCAGCAACCAAAGTTCCGGATGTATTATACCTCTCATCCAAGTTTACGCTGGCGTGATCATGTAACGAAAAAGATTTTTGTCTCCAAGCCTCGTACCAAGCATCCAAAGTGTCTGCTTCTTCTTCGGCTTTATCCAGCTTGGAATCCCAGCTTTCAAGCTCGCCTTCGTTATCCGCGATAAAACGGGACTTGATATCATCAAGAGTAGGTTTCCATTGTGCCGTTGTACCGGACAAAACGGCGCATTTTGCCATTGCCCATTGTTTCTTTTCCCATCGGTCGTATCCTCTCTTCAGAGCAGACAAACGACGAGCGGATTCTTTCTTCATTGCTCCGAAATACGCGATTGCGGCTGGCTGCATTGCCACATGCCGATCAAAATCCAACGAGCCGATATCCAAAAGTTTCGCATCGGCTGATTCCAGATTGATTCCTGAAAGTTCCACCTGTCCAAGACCATCAATCGAATGTTTCACGTTTTCAAACAAATTCATTGCCTTATTCTCCTTCTTTTTGCCCGTTTGTTGCCTTTTGAGTTTCTTGAGAATTTCGGACAGAACGTTCGAGAGTCTCAATTTCACTCCTTAGTGTTTCTATTATACCCACGCTTTTAAAATCCGTGAGCAGTTTTACAACTTTTTCTTTAGAAATTTTATCTTCTTCAAAAACACGAATCAATATCCTTGCTCTTCCGATCAAATCAAGAATTTCTTTCTGACGGATGGTTTGCGCTTTTCGCTGCTTGATCTGTTCTTTGTTTTCGTATAAAAATTTGTCAATTATGAAATTGCTGCAACAGAATTTTATAGACGGAGGACAGAACTTCGGATTATCTCTCAAATATTCGTCAAAGAGCCAAGCCAAAAACTCGTCTACTTCAAAACCATTGTCGGTTAAAAGCTTGCAAAGCTGATTAATCATCTTCCCGTCAATTCCTGTAATACCGCGATTATATTCCAAGTCAGTCAAATGCAAATATCTATTTTGGAATATCGCAATGAATTTCTTACGTTCGGCTGTAGATCGATGCGCCGGATTCCCTATAAATTTAGATTCCGCGATTTGACGCTCGATTGCCTGTCCAAGCAATTCAACATAATGCCAAACTTCAGGAATCTCATTAATCCCGAAAGGTTCGGTTAAAGAGTAAACAAGACCCATAAATCGTTCAAGTCTATCTTCTGGAACCGCATGCCGTTCAATTTTATCATGCTTCATTTATGTACCGTTTAATCCTTTGGACAACCGCATTGTCACTGTCAAAAATCAGAGGGAGAAGAGAATTAACATCCCCTATCTTCCTGAACATGGAAATGGCTTCATCCCGTATCATTGTATCTTCCGATTCCAATAAACAAATCAAATCATCTGCTTCTTCTTTGGTTTTGCCCGACAAACTCATAAGCTTCAAAATGTTTTCTCTATTCTGATCAGACAAGTATTCTTTGAAGACATCTTTCATCATTCCCTTATAGATATAATCCGTATCGTCGCCCATCTAATCTCATCAGAATA